TGCTGGTGCTTCTGCCTATATTGCTCCCAATCAGGCTCGTGATTTATGGCATGACTTTGAAGCGCATGCGGGATACTCGTTCAACAAATCTCATGCGGTTGCTTATTCTACGCTCTCGTATTGGACGGCGTGGCTAAAGTATTATTATCCACTTGAGTTTATGTTTGCCCTTCTCAAAAATGAGAAAGACAAAGATGGTCGTACAGAGTATTTAATTGAAGCAAAGCGCATGGGCATATCAATTAAACTTCCACACATTAATGACTCTGACTTAGATTTTAAAATTGAGGGTAAAGGAATAAGGTTCGGACTAACTAGTATTAAATATATATCTAATAACATTGCAAACAAATACATGGCAGCAAGACCTTTTAAAACCTATAAAGAGTTAGAAGAGTTTACTTTTACAAAGGGTAATGGGGTAAATAGTCGTGCTTTAACAGCAATGCGTTTAGTGGGTGCAGCAACCTTTCCAGATAATCCTAGAAATGATACAGAAATTAAAGAAAACATTTATGAATATCTAAACCTTCCAGAGTTTAATATTTCAATTCCTTCACACTATTATGCATTTATTCAAGAGGTTTGTGACTTTGAAGAAAAAGGTTCTTTTATCTTATTAGGAATGGCTAAAGCAATCAAACGAGGAAAGGGATGGTCAAGAGTTGAAATTTTGGACAAGACTGGGTCTGTTGGTATATTTGATGAAGAAGGAACAACTATTGAGACGGGTCGTACTTACCTGGTTCTTGCTAATGACAACAGGATTGTTTCTGCAGTTCCTGTTGATGAAATAAAAGGATCTTCAAACGCTCTTGTAAGGTTTTTAAGTTACAAACAATTACCTTATACAGAAGAAGAAATGTTTGTTGTTTCTTTTAAACCAAGAATGACAAAGGCTGGTAAAAAAATGGCTTCACTTACTTTAGCAGATACTTCAAGAGACCTGCATTCTGTTACAGTATTTCCAACAGCATTTCCAAAAGCATACATGCATATAGAAGAAGGCAAGGCATATAAGTTTAGTTTCGGTAAAACTAAAGATGGAACAGTTATAATGGAGGATGTAAATGTCAGTTAGTATAGAAGACGTATTGTCACAGTTAGACCCAAGAATACGTAAGCGTTTAGGTACAGGAGAAGGTATTACATTTGAGTATCAACCAACTCCAAGTTTTGGGTTAAATCGTGCACTAGGTGGAGGACTACCCTATGGTAGACAAGTGTTAATCTGGGGAAGCAAGTCTTCAGCAAAATCATCAATGTGTTTACAAATGATTGCTTTAGCACAAAAAGAGGGCAAGGTTTGTGCATGGATTGATTCTGAAATGTCTTACTCTGAAGATTGGGCACGGCAGTTAGGAGTAGATCCCACTAAATTAATTTACTCACAAGCAAGAACTATTAGCGATATGGTAGATGTTGGTGTTGGTCTTATGAATGCTGGAGTTGACTTGATTGTAGTTGATTCTATTACTTCTATGCTACCCGCAATTTATTTTGAAAAAGATACAGATGAAATGAAGGCTCTTGAAAATACCAAACAGATTGGTGCAGAGTCTAGAGACTTTAGCAATGCTTGGAAAATGCTTAACTATGCTAACAATAAGGTAAAGCCTACTTTACTTGTTCTTATTTCTCAATCAAGAAACAATATTAGTGCTATGTACACTAGCCAGCAACCTTCTGGGGGTCAGGCTACTAAATTTTATTCTTCTTGTATTATTAAATTGTTTTCGTCAGAGTCTGATAATCAAGCAATTAAAGGTAAAATACAAATTGGCGATAAACTAATTGAAGAAAAAACAGGAAGAAAAATTCGTTGGGAACTACAATTTTCTAAAACATCTCCAGGATTTCAATCAGGAGAATACGATTTTTATTTCCGTGGAGATAACATTGGCATTGATGCTATTGGGGATCTTGTTGACACAGCAGAATCTGTTGGTTTGTTAAATAGAACTGGTGCTTGGTATCAACTAGATGATGGAACTAAGGTTCAAGGAAGAGATGGAATAGTTAATAGGATAAAAGAAGATCTAGATTTACAGCAACAGTTAAAAGATAAGTTGAGTAATGTCTAAAGAGTTTACCGTTTATCCAGGAAAGTTTCCATGCAAAACTTGTCAAGAAGAAGTCTTGTCTTTAAGATATTGGAGAGAAACTGGAGATGCAACTTGGATGTGTTCTAAAAAACATATATCAAAAGTTGGACTAGTGCCACCTAAAAGAAAAAAGAAGGACTTTATCAATGAGTGAAAGAAGTGAGTCTAAAAGAATTGGTGCCAAACAACACAAAAACTCAGGTCGCAATAATAAAAAAGGAGATGCAACATGGAGAAACTTTATTGTTGATTTTAAAGAGGTTGGCAAATCTTTTACTTTAAACAAAGATGTGTGGGCTAAGGCTGTTACTGATTCTATTAAATCAGGAACTGATAAATCCCCTGCAATAATTGTTATTTTAGGTGAGGGTAACACAAAGGTAAGGCTTGCTATAATTGAAATGGATCTTTTAGAACAACTAACAGAAGGGGAATAAAGTGACAGAACAGGCTCAACCAACAGGAACTACTATAGATATGGTCAATGGTTTAACTGAGATTGCTGACTATATGAAGGATGAAGAGTTAACAATGGCTTTAACAATGATTGCTAAGTTAATCATTAAACCAGATGTTCCACTTAATGTTGCTACCGTGGAAATCGTAAGACTCCAAGCAATAGCAGCAAAAATGTCATTTAGAGCAACTTGGATGGCTAATGTAGACAAAAGTGATAGGGCAAAAAAGAACATATATTTTACGGCAGCAGAATCAATTAACAACTTAGTCTCAGCACTTAAATACATAATACGCTAACCTGCTATACTTATATAAAACAAAGGATAAAAATGACTAAAAACTTATTAAAACAGATTATGATTAAGCAAGATGAACCAATACACAATGGAGATATTAACTATACTGAAGGTTTAGTAGATGCTATCCAACAAGGATATGTTGCTGACATTAAACCAAAATTTACTAAAAAATATTCTTTTTCACCATCTAGTTTGGCTTGGGGATCTGGAGAGTGTGCTCGTTTTTGGTATCTTGCATTTGATGGTCAAGTATTTTATGATGATGCAAGTCCTTACGGTGTAGCAAATAGAAACAGCGGAAGTTTAAGCCATGACAGAATTCAGGATGCAATGATTAGTGCTGATATTCTTGATAAAACTATGGAGTTTGAAACAGTAGAAAGAAAGTATGGTAAACAAAAACATCCTGCATTAGAGTTTACAGTTAAAGTAGATGATCCACCAATCTTTGGTTATGGCGATGCCATGCTCGACTTTAATGGACAATCTATTGTTGCTGAAATTAAAACAATGCCAAACGATGGATTTGAATATAAGAAAGCAAATAGGAAGCCTAAAGGTGGGCACCTAATGCAACTATTAATGTATATGAAAATATTAAAGAAAGATAAAGGTGTTTTAATTTATGAAAATAAAAACAATCATGAATTACTAACGCTTCCAGTCCAGGTTAATGACGAATATCGTAAATGGATTGACTACGCATTTGACTGGATGAGACAGGTCCGTAAGGCTTGGACAGATAGAGAACTTCCAGTTAAAACATATAGGTCTAACTCTAAAATCTGCAAAGGTTGCCCTATTCAAAAAGCCTGTGCAGAGGCAGAAACAGGGGTTATTAAAATTAAACCTCTTGAGGGGCTTAGTGAAACTTTGTGACAAGTGTAACAAAGGCTTTACACCTAAAGTAACTTATCAAATTTATTGCAGTGCTGAGTGTAGAGCATCTGCAACAAAAGATAAGATTGTAGAAAGATATCAGTTAACTCGTAGGCAAAAAAGAATTGGAAAAGTCAGAAAATGTTTTGGTGGTTGTGGACAACAATTATCTATATACAATGATTCTGGCTTTTGTTCCAACTGCAATGTAAGCAAAAAAGAAGTAGACAAAATGTTAAAAGAGATAAAAGGATTTTTTGATTATGAACAAGACTGATCAGCCAATAAGAATTTGCGCTATTGATGCTAGTACTAATAGTCTTGCATATGCGGTATTTGATAATAAAGACCTTAAAGAAATTGGCAAAATAAATTTTGAGGGAAATGATATATACCTAAAGGTAGGAGATGCAGCAAGAAAGACTAAGGCATATTTTGAAACGGTAATAAAGGCAGATGCCATTGTAATTGAACACACTGTATTTATGAATAGTCCAAAAACTGCTGCTGACCTTGCATTAGTTCAAGGATCATTGCTTGGTGCCGCTGCAATATGTGGCATCAGGACAGTAGGAAAGGTTTCTCCAATTACTTGGCAAAACTATTTAGGTAATAAAAAATTAACAAAAGAAGAACAAATATTAATTAGATCTAAGAATCCTGGTAAATCAGATTCTTGGTACAAGTCTTTTGAAAGACAGTTTAGAAAAGAAAGGACTGTAAAATTAATTGAAATCATCTATGATAAAAATATTAACGATAATGACGTTGCTGACGCTTGTGGCATCGGTCACTGGGCTGTTAATAATTGGGATAAGGCAATAGGATAAGAATATGCCAGAGTTAAATGCTAATATTCCACCAATTGAATGTTACGTTCGTGGTAACTTTTTAAGAGATCAGATAGACAGCCACGATCAATATTTTCCTTGTGTAATCTTTGGGGTTGCAAGTGTACAAAATCGTAGCCCATTGTTTCATTTTTTAATGGAGGATGGTGGCATCTGGTGGAGAATGCCAATTAATGCATTTTGTACTAAACCAGATGTTCCAGAAGAAGACATACACAACCTTGTTTTATGGAATTCTTTTAGTCCTTTTGTTACTGCAACTAAATTTGCAAACCTTACAAACATGCGTATGAATTATATGGATAGAACTAAAACAAAAGTTTCTGGCAAGTATTTATTTACTCTTGATTGGCATAACCCTGATTCTAATAGACTTGATGATGGATACTCAGAAAATCCAGGGCAGCATAAATGTGGTCACGTAATACAAAGAGATGATGGCAACTTTGCTATACAGCCAAACAACAGGGTATTTTTATTAGAGCCATCATTTACCACTAAGCCTGGAAAGCCTGTGATTAATAGACTTATCAATACTAGAAAATGGGATGTAGAAGATGCTTCTAAATGGATAACTGAAGATTCAGATAGTTATCATTATGATATAAATAATGAAGGAGTTGACAAATAATCCTATGAGTGGTAAACTGTATAAGTCAGAGGTTTGGCTTCGTAAGAGATATCTTATGGATAAAAAATCTCCAGAAGAAATTGCTAAAGAGTGTGGGGCAAGCGTAGAAACAATCTATGTATACCTTGCAAAATTTGGATTAAGGAAATCAAGGCGATGAGTAATAATTTAAATATTACGGTTGATCAAGTTAATCATCCGTTGCACTACACAACCGATCCAAGTGGCGTAGAGTGTATACAAATTACAAGACACCGAAATTTTAATATAGGAAATGCTTTTAAATACTTGTGGAGAGCAGGATTAAAAGACGAAGCAAAAACAATACAAGATTTAGAAAAAGCAATTTTTTATATTAAAGATGAAATCAATAGACTAGAAGGTAAATACAATGTCAACTGAAGCAGATTTAGTAAATCATCTTGATGAAGTAAACAAGGTTGTTGCAGAATACCTTAAAGGTCAAGACCCTACAAAAATATCTAAAGAATTAGATATTCCAAGAACTCGTGTTGTTGCATTAATTAATGAGTGGAAAGTTATGGCATCTGCTAATGACGCTATTCGTGCTCGTGCTAAAGAAGCACTTGCTGGGGCAGATGCACATTATAGTAAATTAATTACAAAGTCCTATGAAGTTATTGATGAAGCATCAATGACAAATAATCTTAGTGCAAAAACTCAGGCAATAAAACTAGTTATGGATATTGAAAAGTCTAGAATTGAAATGTTACAAAAGGCTGGACTATTAGAAAACAAAGAACTTGCAGAAGAAATGATTCAAATTGAAAGAAGGCAAGAAGTATTAGTTGAAATACTTAGAGAGATTGCCTCTACTCATCCAGAAGTTCGTGATTTAATTATGCATCGCCTTTCTCAGATTGCCAAAGAAGGAGAAGTGATTACAATTGTCCACGATGTTCAATGATTTTCTTGAGGTATTAAAAGAAAATCAATTTGAGGAAAAGCCAGTAGACGCAAAAACATTTGTCGAGTCTTCTGACTATTTAGGACAACCACCTTTATCCTCAGTTCAATATGACATTGTAGAAGCAATGAGTCAAATATATAAAAGAGAAGATCTACAAGAACTATATGGGTCTGTAGAGGGGGCAAGGTACTATGATAAATATACTAAAAATGAGATTATTTTACAATTGGGTAAAGGCTCTGGTAAAGATTTCACCTCTACTGTTGCTTGTGCTTATATTGTTTATAAGTTATTATGTCTCAAAGATCCTGCAAGATATTTCGGAAAACCAAGTGGAGATGCAATAGATTTAATTAACGTTGCTATTAACGCACAACAAGCAAAAAACGTTTTCTTTAAAGGCTTTAAAACAAAGATTGAAAAGTCGCCATGGTTTGCTGGCAAGTACAATGCTAAGGCAGACTCTGTAGAGTTTGATAAATCAATTACAGTTTATTCTGGTCACTCTGAAAGAGAATCACATGAAGGTTTAAATTTATTACTTGCAGTACTTGATGAAATTTCTGGCTTTGCATCTGAGGTTGGTACTGGTAATGAACAAGGTAAGACTGCAGAAAATATTTATAAAGCATTTCGTGGATCTGTAGATTCTCGTTTTCCAGATCTTGGTAAGGTAGTTTTACTTTCTTTCCCACGGTATCAAGGAGACTTTATTTCTAAAAGATATGATGATGTAATTGCAGAAAAAGAGGTAATAGAAAAGAAACATACCTTTATTATGAATGAAGACTTACCACATAATGATATAAATAATCAATTTGAAATTAGTTGGGAAGAGGATAGTATTATTTCATATAAGGTTCCAAAAATTTTAGCACTTAAAAGACCAACATGGGAAGTAAATCCAACTCGTAAGATAGATGATTTTAAGTTAGCCTTTTATACAGACCTAGGCGATGCTATGATGCGTTTTGCTTGTGTTCCTACATATGCATCTGATGCGTTTTTTAAACAAAAAGATAAGTTAGAAAAATGTATGAATACTAGAAATCCCGTAGATTCTTTTAGAAGGTTTGACGAAACATTTAAAGCAGATCCAGAAAAAATATATTATATCCATGCTGACCTTGCACAAAAACATGACAAGTGTGCTGTTGCTATTGCTCATGTTGATAAATGGGTTAATATTCAGGTTATTAAAGATTATGAGCAGGTAGCCCCTATTGTTGTTGTTGATGCCGTTGCTTGGTGGGAGCCAAAAGCAGAAGGACCAGTGAATTTATCAGAGGTAAAGCAGTGGATTATTAACTTACGTAGAGAAGGTCTCAACATTGGTATGGTTTCTTTTGACCGTTGGCAATCATTTGACATTCAAAATGAGTTGCAGGCTGTTGGAATTAGAACAGAAACAGTATCTGTTGCTAAAAAACACTACGAAGATTTGGCTATGATGATTTATGAAGAGCGTGTTGCAATGCCAATGATTCCATTATTGTTAGAAGAAATGTCAGAGTTAAAAATAATGAAGGGAAATAGGGTAGACCATCCTCGTAAGAAATCAAAAGATTTAGCCGATGCGGTTTGTGGGGCGGTATTTTCAGCAATTTCACATACTCCAAAGACTAATAATACAGAGATAGAAGTCCATACTTGGAGTTCTGCAACACGACTTGCAGAGAAACAGCAACGTATGGTAGAATTAGATAATCGAGAAATGCCTAACGATGTTAAGGATTTTCTTGATAAACTAAACTTAATATAAACTAATAAGGAGAAGAATGAATTCATTTAAGAAACTTGCCACAGTCTTGGCTGCAG